ATAACAATGTCCGTACATGAAGTTAGGCAATAGTTCTTTACAATTTTTACAAATTCGATCTTTCATCTATTTTTAAAATAATATTGTTTTAAATTTCTGCATTCCTTTTCTCGACTAAAAAAAGCGTCGCTATTCGTTATTAAACTATCTCTAACGAAGTTTTGATGCTTTAGATATACCTCAACACTATCTCGTTGCTTTAACTCGTTTAAATGGCTTAATTTGACGTTGTTTAAATTTACCCACCAACAACCACTTATTGCAAAGGCTGTGATAATTATTAAAATTGATTCTTTCATTTTATCAAAAGTTTAATTATTCCATTTTCAATTGATTCACTCATTTTAACTTTGCCGTTCAAAACTTTGTTAATATGGCTTCTATTACGTTTTAATTCATCTGCAACCATCTGTTGAGTTATCCCTGCTATTCTTAGTTGTTCTTTGTAGTCCATTGTATGTTATTTTTAAGTTCGTTTATGTAATTATCTCTTAATTTTGTTGCTTCTTCTATTCTTTGCTTGATTATTTCAATCCGTTCTTCATCACGTTTAACAATTATTTCGTGGTACATTTCAACTCCATTATAGATGATGTAATTGAAAAAATGGCATTGTATCGAATTAGTAACAAGCATTTCCATTTGCATCTGGTCGATGTAGTTGTTATCTATTGCTTCTAATCCTTTATGTACTAAATTAAAAAACTTATTTGGCTTCGGGCATTTAATTTCTAAAACAGCATCTTTGTTTACTAATCCATCAGGACTTGCACCAGCATTTTTACCAAAAGGAAAAAAACCGCATTTCTCAACTTCGATAAAATCAAAAGACTTTATTTCTTTAAATTTATTGAACGCTAAAGGTTCTAAATCAATACCTCTTTGCATATCAAAAGAAACAAAACTTTCTTCTTCATTACGTCCGAAAACAATCTCACAAGCATTTTCAAAAGCGTAATTTTCGCCTGTTTTTCCAAGTCCTTTTATTCCCATCAATTCAGATATTCTACTCCCAGTAAACCTCCCTAATCGAGAATCAAACCATTCACTACTTCGCTGCATATTCTTTATATTTTTGTTCGATTTCGATTGAAACTTCGTAAAGTTCTTTTATCTTTTCAATCGTTGCTCCAGCCGTTTTTGCTTTCTCAAAATTAGCATCTGTAAAAAGTGGCTTTTTTTTCGCTGTTGGTTGTACTGGTCTAATTCTAACACCTCCAACTATTTCGCCTTTCATTTTTACGTTTTCGTCAATATACAATTCAACGATTATGTTTTTCCAGTCCTCAACAAAAGGACTATTATTAGCAAATGATTTAACCGTTTTTGAATTTGTAGAATTAAGTACCAACGGTTTAATAGGTTCGTTAAAATAAGCTATATTAAAGTTTCCTTTTTTACCAGCAACAGAAACATTAATTTCCTGTTTAACTTGTCTTATCGTAAAGATTAACGGCTTTCTTTCTTCTATTAAATCCTCAAGGTCTGCAATCCCTAAATGGTCGCTTTTAAATACCTTTCTGTAGTGTGTTTTTGTTTCCATAATTTTAAAATTTTATTCGTTTATATCGTTAAAATAACATTCTTTTGAGCAGTATTCCCCTTCGCATTCATTCCCACAATATCTACACTCATTTTCTTTTGGCTCTTCAGGAGTTGCCAGTTTCCAGTCGTCGTATTCGCACATTTTTTAAATTTTTAAGTTTTTATAAAATTCGATTGATTCGTCTATTTCTGATGTTGATTGCTCATGTATCACTAATTTTTTCCTTAAACAATTCAATTCATCAAGTTTTAAATCCCTTGCCTTTGCTACTATCGACTTCCCTAAAATAGAATAAGTCATTTGTGGGTTGTCAGCATATTGCAGCAAAATTGTGTTTACTAATTCGTTCATTTTAACCTCCTTTTTAAATCGTCTTTTTGTTCAATTAAATCTTTTAAATCCTCATTTTTAAGAAACCACATCATACTGCCCTTTTTAAAAGTTGAACGCTCCAACGCCTTTTTAAAACACTTTCTTTCAAGTTCATCTATTTGTTGTTGTATTGGGTAGTTTTGAACTTTTCGCAAATGTTCATCATTTACATTCGTCCACCAGCTTAATTTTTCAAACTCTTCCATTATATCTTGAAATTATGGTTAATACCCTCGCTCTCTAAATCAGATACCATTTCTAAAAATGCCTCGTGGTCTATTTCTTTCATGGCTTCGGTAAGTTCTATTGATTTTTCGTCGCTCATTTCGTGCATATCGAAGCGGAATCTTAACGCCTCTCTTATTGTTTCTTTTATTTCGCTTGTCATAAAATATTATAAATAGGCGTTCATAAATTCATTTATATTTGTAGCTTTTGCAATTCGTTCATTACCTCTTGAAATTCTATTGTTCTTTTCGCAAATTTGTTTGTATTCGTTTTCAATTTCAGACAATCTTTGTCTTTCTATTTTCATTTCTTGTTCAGTAGTTTCTGAAATTACAAACAAAAGAGGTTCTCCAGTTGCTTTATCAAAACACCCCCATAATATACATTGTGTCTTAAAATCAACATCATTTCTCATTTGACTTTCTAATCTTGTTTCTCCGTTGCTAAATGTGTAAGTTTTCATATTTTTTAGTTTTAGTGTTTGTTTGATGAAGTAAAAGTACACAACATTTGTCACATATAACACATTTAACACATTTATTTTTACAAATATTAGTTAAGTTGCTGAAAATGAAAGAATTAATTTATTGGTTAATTAATTAAAAACGCCCTCCATTTCTGAAAGGCGTAAAAATGAACAAATAGCAGTTCTTATGGTATGCACGTTGTTACTTTAATGGACTGAAAATCTTATTTAATAAATATAAAATACCTAATAAAACAGCCAAAGCAATTAACCAGTTGAACCATTTACCTAAATAAAGTCTTATGTTTTCCCACCAAGTCAATTTATCTATGCTCACGCTTTGTATTATCGTTTCTGTTGGCTTATCTATTATACGTTCATGTATCACTATATTATAACTCAAAACACCGTTAGATAGCGTTATTTGAAGTCGATACAAAGAATCGTTTATTAGTGTGTCGATTTGAATTGATTTAACGACGTATTTTATCTGTCCCTTAGTGATGTACTTCAAAAGTTCTAAAGTATCAACACGTACCGTTAAACTGTCTTTAATTTCTATTTTAGGAACTATTACGGTAATCGTATCTCTAATCGTATCGTTTAACAAAAGAGTGGGGCATTTTTCAACTAACTTTTCAAGTTTTCGATTGCATTTTTCTTTTTTGCGAAGTTCCTTATTAACATTGCAGCTTAGTAATGCAATTGAAATTAATATCAAAATTGATTTTTTCATAATAAAAACCAATCAATTATTAATGTTTTGCCGTCTTCTGACGTTCCTATAATTTTATAATATACTTTCATGCGTCAAAGTTAAGAATTAAAGTCAAATCAATATCATATTCTTCTCCATATTTAAGAAGTAGTATTAAATCTATTTTCTTACCTTTTTCAAATGCTCTAAAAGTGCCTCTTGACACATTAAGTTTTTCAGCCATATTACACTCCGTAACTCTTGATTCTTTTCTTCTAATAATTAATTCATTAACCGCATTATAATAAGACAATCTCAATCCAACAACATTTCTTACATCAATTAAATATTCATTTTTTAGTTTTTCTTTAAACAATATTTTATTTAAAACAGGCTTGTATGTTTTTATAAGTTTCCGTTCAATATTGTCTAACTTATCAATGTCCACACAAATGAAAGAGTAACTTGAAAATCTTTTATTAGGGATGTGGTCTTCAATTCTTTTATTTATGTTTATTGTTTTACCTATATAAACAAGAGAATTTTCTTCATCGAAAAGAAAGTATATGAATCCTCTTTCATCAATAGATAATTTCGGTAAATTATTTATATTTAATTGTTCTATATTTCGCACATTTGAAAGTATTAAATTACTCATTTTTAATTATTTATAAGATTAGTTGCACAAGTCTATTAGTTAGTAGCAAGCGGGCGGACGTGCTTCGATTGAAGTTCAGGATAGAAAAAAGTATTAAAAATTTTCCATCCCTCTTTGTCTGCTCCGCAGCCATTAGATTTTTGATAACCATTGTTCATATACTTGTTTTGCTATTTGTGCAGTCATTACAGGCGGGACACTCATTCCAACTAAATAAACCACTTTGTTAGTTTTAAAATCATAATCCAATGGATAACTTCCAGCCATTTTAGTTTCATCATCAAACAAAGTCCTTTCAATTTCATAATCATAAGGCAATCCATTTGCTCTAATTGTAGGCAATACTTTATCAGGTGCAGTTTTCACTTCATTAAAATAGCTTCCTTTTGGGTGGTTTTCACTCATTGCATTTCCTGGTGATGTAAGTTTCCAATAGTGGCTTATCATTTTACTCAATCCAATAGCACTTTTGTTTCCCTCTGTTTGCCTTATATCTTTGTATGGTATTTCAGGCTCATTAAATTCTAAATTCAATTCAGGTGCTATTGTAAACAAATCAATGCTTTTCAAAAATGGTGTTGCAATATCTTTTCTCATTGCAATAAAAAACACCCTTTCTCTTTTTTGTGGCACTCCCATTTTTGAAGCATCAAATAACCAATGTTGCACATAATATCCAGCCAAATCAAATTCTCTGTAAATCTTCCTTACATATTCCTTTGCTTCTCCTACCAATAAGCCTTTCACATTTTCAGCTATTACAACTTTTGGCTTTAGTATTTTTGCAAGGTCTATAAAATCAAAAAACAGATTATCCAATATTTGTTCCGCTTGTCCTTCTCTAAATTTCTTTTCTTTGCCCCAGTCTTTTTCTCTATTCCCTGCCATTGAAAAGCTACTGCAAGGCGGTGAACCATCCAAAATATCTAAATTGTATAGTTCATCAGGCAAATCAGTTCTTAATTTAAAGGTTTGTATAGGCTCTAAATAAGCATATTTTGGGTTATGGTTAGCTTTGTATGCTTCAATCATTTTAGGGTCAATCTCATTGCATCCTAATACATCAAATCCAGCTAATTTATAACCCATAGTTGAACCACCACCGCAAGCAAAGCAACTAAATACTTTTCCTTTGTCTTTAGTAAATACTGCATCTTTTAAAGTCCAATTATATGGAAATTTATGTTCTTTCATCAGTAT